GGCTTCATCAACCTCTTCAAGTAAGCTTACATGTAACTCTTGTGCTTTCTTAACATCAAAGTAAACACCATACTTCTCTTGTCTGCTCATAATCTTAGCAAACTCTTGCTCTAACCATATTGCCTCTTTAGGTGTCTCGGCTAGTTTTAGCTTTTCGTATAATGCATAAGTAACGTCTGTATCTTGCTTACAGTATTCAGCCATTGCTGTTGTAAGAGTATCCCATGCGTTATCTTGCTCACCATACTCACCTTTAAGTTTTCTTAGTCGATAGCCCCAAGCCTTTAGCGAATGACTGCCTTTAAGGTTTGATGGTACTGACTTCCTATTAGCATCCTGTAGCATAATATTTGGATAAACCAAACGACTCAGTATAAGTGTGTCTACTGTGTCTTTATATGTCCAATCAGGGTAAAGCTTCTGTATCACTGGTATATCGAAGTTAATGCCGTTGTGAGCGATTATTGTGTCACATTGGGATAAGACCCCTAGCCCCTCTTCGATAGTGCCGTCTGATATATCTAGCTCTCTGCTGGTGTATATCTTTGTTGCCTCGTCATCCACTTTGACTGAGATACAATGAATGGTTGTTGCTTCTGTATATAAGCCATTTGTCTCAATATCAAAAATCGCTTCCATTATCGTCTCCAGTTTGCTCAATTTCAAAATCTTCATCAAGCTCGTGAACAATCCCAGTTTCTGCATCATACCTAAAGCCAACGGTATTACCTGTAGCACTGCCACTATACCTGTCTTTAAGTACTCGTATTAAGCCCTTGTTACGCTCAGTGATGTCGTCGTGTAAAGTATTACGTTCAATACCAAACATAGCCGATGCCCATCGCATGATAGCTCTAGAACCTGTAAACTGTCCTTGCTCTGTCCTACCGCCTGCCTCGTGACTTGCTCCCTTTTTAGGTGGGTTTAAGTGTGATACAAGCATTATCCATATATCTAACTCTTTAGCGATACCTGCAACATCTGCCATAAGCCCATCGAGGTTTCGTCTCTCATCGGGAGCATGTGCATTTAAAGCTGTTAGGTTGTCGATGTAAAATATACGACAGCCATAGTTATGATACATGTATCTCATTTTACTACTTATGGTTTCCCAATCGTTACTACCAAAGTTATCAAACATAAAAAGTGAGCCATCCATATCTCTTACGGTTGCTCTAAGCTTTTCAGAATCTGTTTGTACATTTGGTAGATGATAGTGGCATCCATCTATCTTACCAGCTGTTCGTAGTAGTGTTTCTTTTGTAGATTGCTCTAACATAAACGATGCTACTTTCCAGCCTTGTTTAATATCATGTGCTAATTGACTCATCACAAAGTCAGTCTTACCGATACTCACACCTGCCCCTACAACAACTACCTCACCAAAGCGTCTACCATACATAAGCTTTGATAGCTTGGTAGAGTAGTAAGGGAAGCCGATTTCAATAGGCTCTGCGATTGTATCAATCAAGTCAATAGGACTTACAATGTCATCAGGCTTATACTTCTCAGCATTGTAGAATGCATTGAGTATACCTGCTTTTCCTTTGTAGACTAAAACCTCGTTTGCATCTTTGTAGTCAGCATGTCTTATTATTCTCACTTTGTCAGCAGGGAGGATGTTCACACATTCTGCTACTGCTTTTCTACCAGCATCATCTCCATCAAACCAAAGGTAGATTTCTTCGTATCCTGATAGCCATTCTAAGTGAGTTGATATTTCTTTCTTAGCACTTGTGCTTCCATTCTTAATACTTACAACAGGGTATTTACCATCGAAAGCGGTGGCTACTGATAAGGCATCTATCTCACCTTCTGTAACTACAACCTTCTTTCCTGTATTTCCCCATAGTTGCTGTCCAAACATAAGAGCTTCTTTTGCATCCCCTATAAACTTAAATGTTTTATCAGGGTATCTTAGCTTTTGTGCTACAAGCTCTTTCTCTTTGTTGAAGTAGTTAGCTATCTGACATAGTGTACCGTTCTTATCATGACCAATACCATATCGATACTGAGCAACAATAGCATCAGGTATCTTTCTCTTTGCTAAAGCTTGGTATTCGTATCTAAGCAAGCTCTTGTCTTTGGTGTCTGAGCTGGAGGCTTTGGAATCACCATCCGTCTTTTCCCATCTTTCACAAGCAAAACAATAACTAGTCCCATTAGAATACTGGGCGTTAGCATCAGAAGAACCACAATTATCACAGCTAGTGTGCTTAATAAACTCTCCACTGTCATTACTCCCATTCGTCATCTGTTTCGTCATCGCTTGCCTCTAAGCCTTCTAATATTCTCATACTCTCTTCAAGTGCATCAGCATAATCCATGTCGTTATAATACATAGTTTCACTAATTAACATCTTAATACTCCCATCGTTACTCATTTTTTATTTCCTCAATTACAACCTCACATCGTGGGTTATCTTTATCAATCCCGCCAAAAACATAGTTGATGTGAGCCACACATTTGTAGTTGTCATCTTCAATTATACCAGCTTCAATTAAAGCATCATGAGTGAACTTGCCTACGATAGAACCGATGTTGTCAATATCAAACTCCCTTTTTGTTGGGTAGTAGATAGTATATGTAAGTTTACAGGGCGGTTCTACAGGGTGTAACTGACGAAGCCTACTAATTACCTCAATCTTAAAACTTTTCTTTAGCTGATTATTAACATGAAATTGCCAATTCCTATACTTGTTGAGGTTGAGGTAGTACATTTTCTTTTTGACTACCCCAAGCTCTAACCTTATAGGCACTGTAAATGCCTGCGCACTCATTAAAAGTCGTCTTCTTCAGCAAATTCAGAGGCAGCGGAAGCTGTCTCATTAGCATACCCATCTTCTTCATCAAACTCAGCTGCGTCCCCACCCTTAGAAAACTCAACAAGCTTGATAACCTGCATCTTAGTCCAAATCAGCGAGATACCTACTTCTTTTGTGTTAGGTGCTGTATAAGGGTTCGCATAAGCAACACAACGAATCTCACTACCATTACCAACAAGCGGAGGGTCATTAAGTGGGTTACGCTTAGCATCTACTACAAAGATTTTATCTGAGTTACCTTGAGCTGTTCTATCAGCTACATTGTTCATCTTAAACTTGAATATAATATTACCAGTAGCATTTCCCTCTTGGTCTTCCTCTTCAGTATACACGTCACGAGCTACATATTTGTCACCCTTAACACCTAGTGTTTCTTTTGTTTCTTCTAAAGCAAGATCACGTAACTCTTCAAGTCTACTAATGAACTCTTTAACGGCTGGTTCATTAGGGTCACACACAAGTCTTGTTGAATACACTCCTTTATCATTGTAGGCATAATCAGGTTCTTTGACTTTACACCACAACGCCTTCCCTTTAGGTGAAGTAATATTAGTACCTTTTACTGCAAATGGTTTTACTGCCATAATTGTCTCCTTTAGACGATTTACAAGATACTCAAGTATTCTTTAAGAATACTTTAAAGTATTTATTTTAAGTATATTAGTAGTAGTTGTTACTCAAGTATTCTTTAAGTAATCTTTAAGTACTACTTCTACTTTTTCTTTTTGGGATTAATCTATAATGTCCATTCAAATGAAATTAGCTAAAAATATATTTACTATCAACAACTTGCGACAAATCTAAAGTATTGAGCATAACGCTCTCAGGGTCACCTTCAAAAGTAGGGTTAACTTGCCTTACAAATCTACGTAAAGGCTTAGTCTCAAACATCTCAACGAAGGTCTCTCTTACTCTTCTGTTTAATGCCACAACTTGATTCACAGGAACACCATAGCTATCATGGACTAAATGAAAATTACTACATCCATCTCCCTTCAGTTTTAAAACAGTCATCGACAGCAAAGCAGCATCTAAACTATGAATATAATTTGGAGCGATTCCGCTGACCATTTTCTGTGGGTTAAGGGCATCCATAGTCTTACGTATAGAAAGCTTGCCTATGGGCGTTGTAACGCGCTCTATCTCGGTCTTATGTAGCTTCTGCAAGACAGGAAACTCTGTAAGAGGTGAAGTATAGAACACCCACTTCCCTTGTTTAACAACATCCGCTGTAACTTGCTTTAGATAATCCTGACCTATCCTAGCACCTTTAACAGTTTCTATAATAGCTCTGTCATTTAAGTCTGTTAGTAGCTTAGCTACCATCCACATATCACCTACCCAAAACTTCTTACCATTATTTTCAAGCTCTATCAGCTCCGCTTTAAGTTGCTCATACATCCCAAACTTCGTTACTGAGTAAGGCTGTGTCATTGTGTTACGCTTGGTTAAGTTTCTTGTGATATTACCTTTAAGACTATTTGCAAGTGCAACTGTAGACTGCTCATGAGAATTACCATCCGATGTTTTAAAGTTTACAAACTTTATGTAATCCCCAGCTTGTAAAAAAGACTCTACTTTATCTGCAACTCGTTGATAAATATCATTCCTAGTATCACCAATAACATTAACTGCTTCTGCTCCCTCCTTATCAAGTAGTAAGCCTGAGTATATCTGAATGCCACTACAGGTTGCGTCTAAAGCAACTGGAACATGCGACACAAAGTTTACAGGGTCTTTTAAATAGTCTGCATACTCAAGACACCAAGCTAAGTACAAATAGGGTTCATCTGCATCTTTCCAAAACCCACGGTTTGCGATAGGGTCTTCAGCGATTAGTTTAATTTCTTCTTCTAACTCTTTGATTTTACTGACTCTTTCTTCATAAGGCTCTTTGTCATAACCATAACAGTTAGCACCATGAATCATAAACCACATCAGCTGCTCTTCATTTTCTATCTTGCATCCATTACGAAACTCTAATAAAGCTTTGACTTCTCCCTTTCCTTGTGGTTGTAGATGCTGTTGAATCGGATAGATTCTGCCCCTAAAGTCATACTGGTAACTAAAATAAAACTCATCTTCGTCTACATACTCCTTTGCATTAAATAATACTAGGTTCGTCATAATAGCCTTACCTGTATTGCTTATTGTAATATCACGTTGTGCTTCTAAGTCCTTGAAATACTTACGCATCATCTTCTTGTCTTTGGGTAAACCTTTGTAGCTACCTATTGTGTTTATCTCACCATAGTTATAGATGTTAATAAAGTCTTCAGGTTCTAGTTGCCCATTGTAAGGAAGCTTACCAACCAAGTAAGGGTTATTAGGCGCACTCTCAGGGTCTACTAAATTATTTTGAAACACATATTCAAACACATCAAAGACTCTTCTGTTTACCCTCCACGCAGTCCCCTGAAGGGCGTTTAAGGTTTCATATAGGGTTGTCATAGGCTTCTCTTTAAAAAACGCTTCTAAGAGCTTCTTAGACCCCATACGGCACTTAATGATAGGCATTTCATATAGCTTTTCTGTCTGATACCCACCACTTCCAATGAAACCTGTCCAATCTTTAGGTTTAACTAGATGAATTGGGAACTTCCTATAATCAGCTAAAAGTCTTTCCCTAGATTGTAACACCATCTTAAAACACTCTTCAGTATACACGATGTACTGTGTCTTCTTACGGTCTTTTACGACAATCTTTGCTTGTATGATATTGATACCGCTTTTAATCACTAAATCTAATAAAGTACCTCCTAGATATGCAGTACATTGAGATAAGTGTTCTTCCTGTAACTGGGATTGACGTTTGATAATTTTAAGTTTCTCACGTGTTCGAAAGGTTTCACTCCGTCTCTTAAACCTCTTTTCTACGAAGGCACTAAAATTAGTACCGCTATTATCTAACCGCCTAACCAAGATACTTTCATGAATAGCCCTAACTATGTGTGTAATTAAAGTTACTGTTGGTACTTGTACATCTTTACTAATACTTCTAACAATAGTAGCTAAGATAATAAAAGCTAGGTCTTTAGGTGACTCATAAAACTCAACAGCAACTAAATCCCTAGCCTGCCCCATTTTACCGTATATCTTTTTATCAAAATACTCTTCTATTTTAGAAGCAACAGCCTCAATACTATGTACCAACAACACCTTACCTTCAGCAAGCTCATCAGCTTGTCCTGCACGAACACGAGAATTGATTTCCTTCATCAGTCTATTATAGCTGTAGTCGGTAGCTGTTTGCTCTAAAACCAATTGCCTGTCCATTAAAGTTGTCATTCAAATCCTTTCGGGTAACTAAAGTGTTTCTGCCTGATATACTCACCAACAAGACCACTACGTACAATATCATTTTCATCAAAGTAATTGAAGTCAAACATATCAGGTAGTTGTTGCAGTACCTGTAAGAATTTCTCAATGTTCTTTTCTGAATGCTTAGTGAAGTCACGTTGTAGTACGTCACCACAAAACATAATTTT